GAAAATCAACTGCACCTGAGCCTGTATTCCCCATTAAGTAATTCGCTTGAAATGTAATGGTTGGCGAACCCCACATCACACTAGTCGCATCACTCCGTGTGTATTTATACGGATCAGAAAGCAATAAAGTAAAGGTGCCTGTTACTTGGTTAACACCTTCGGGTACATCACTCACTGAAGACTTACTGCCAAACCACAGCATTTCCGGTTCATCGTTAAACCAAATAGAAACGTCTTTTTCCGTAAACAAAGCAACGTTTAAATGATTAAATG